ATGAAGCCTGTTCTTCAGTCGATCTGGGTAAAGGGTGGTGCGCCGACGTTCGTGCTCACCAACGGGATCCAGAAGCAGAACGAAGCGACGTTTGCCGGGCTTGCCCAGCAGCGCCGTGAGACGGGCAACAAGCAGGTAACGATCGTTGCCGGCGCTGATGCCTATGTCTCGGACTTCGGTGTGATCCAGTTCGTCCCTGATCGTTTCGCTTCGACGCGGGACGCGCTCATTGTCGATCCGGAATATGTCAACGTTGCAGTCGGTGAGGCGGTTACTCCGTTTGACCTTGCGACGACCGGACTTGCCAAGCGCAAGGCGCTACGCACCGAAATCACGCTCGAGATCACGCATGAAGGCGCGTTGGGCGCAGTCCGCGATCTCAGCTAATCAATTGGGGAGTCGGGCTTCGGTTCGGCTCCCCTTTCTTTTTGAAAGGGCCAAGCAATGGCTTCCTTCTTCCGTAACATTCTCGGCGTCATCAAGGCGACGAACAATTCCGGGATCGACATCTTCAAAGTCGATGACAGCGGCTACCGCTATTACACGACCGTTGACGGCCTGACGGCTCACGCGGGAGGCGGACAGGGCTCAGCAACCCCATGCACCGCGATGTTCAACCGCTTTACGACCGTCGCCACGGCTGCCGACAGCGGTGTTCTCCCAGCCTCGGCAGCTGGCATGTGCATCACCGTAACCAATGCGGCGGCATCCAACTCGATGAACGTCTATCCGGCGTCAGGAGATGCCATCAACGCGCTTGGTGCCAATGCGGCCTATGCGCTGGCAGCTGGCAAGACGGCTGAGTTTGTCTGCATGACCGCTGGGCAGTGGCACGCGATTCTGAGCGCGTAATGCGCCGCTGGCGACATGCCTGGTGGGTCGTCACTGGGCGCCTTCCCTACAATTACTCAACAGAACGATTGGAATTTGAAATGGCTATGGCTAATTTCGACGCTGCAACCGCGGCACTATCGAGCGCCGCCGATGCATTGATCGCAAAGGCTGGCTCGGACGCTTCCGCTCTGGCGCAGGCGAACAGCGAGCTTGCTGCTGCCGATCAAGCCACGGCGGCCGCGGTTCAGGCCGTTACCGACAAGATCCATGCGGCGCTGAACCCGCCTTCGGCCGCGTAAGATGCTGTTCTTCGTCCTTGGTTTGGTGGCTGCGTTTATCGTGGGCGCCATCCTTCGCAACAGCATTGTTCAGCATTTCGACCTGATCTCGGCCGAGCTGCACATGCGTATCGCGAACCTTGAAGCTGCGGTCAAAGCCAAGCTCTGATGCAAAACCCCTCCGATTGGCAACTCATCGATGACGGGTCGTTCAACGGGGTCAAGAAATACATTCGTGCATTCGATGAGGACGAGGGGACCGTTCAGGTTCGCTACGAATCCGATGTCACCAAACAACTGGATCGCAACAAGGCGCTTCAGAATGAGGACTTCGACCGCCGGTCGGAGATGTGGCACGTCGCCCATATCCCGGTCGGCGTGATGTACGAATGGATTACCAAGCACGGCGTGAATTGCTGGAACCCAGCCCATGCGGATGGGGTGAAACGGCTGCTCAACGATAGCGAATATCGTTACCTCAAGTGCAAGGACATAATCCTATGAGCCTTGCCAGCTATTCGGATCTCGTTAGCGAAATTGGCGACTGGCTCAATCGGTCGGATCAAGTCGCCAAGATCCCGACATTCATTCGTTTGTTCGAAGCGCGGATGAACCGCAAGCTGCGGACGCCCGAGCAGCAGGTCAGCGCCGCGATTACCCTGTTAACAAATGTCAACACCTACCAGATCCCGAGCACGATTCGACAGGTCAAGAACGTCTATACCGCCGATGCCAACGGCGTTCTCATCAGTATGACGGCAATGCCGATCCTGAGACTGCAAGCGGACTATCCGACCCAACTCCAGGGCATCCCGATGGCCTATGCAATCGACGGAACGCAGATCATTCTCGCGCCGGCACCGGATGGCATCTCGAACAGCAACACCCTGACGATTACGGGATACAACACACTTACCCCGCTCGACGGCGTGACCACGACAACCAACTGGCTCCTTGCCAGCCATCCTGACGCCTATCTTTACGGGACGCTGACTGAGGCCGCTGCTTATCTCAGGGACGACGAGCACTTAGGGCTGTGGCGCGCCGCTCTCGATGACGTGATTGATGACGTGATGAAGGAAGGCAACCAGCGCAAGGTGCCGATGGGGCCACTGAAAACACTCCCGGCCGTTTGGGAATGATCTTCACTTTTGACAAGGGCATTGCTCCCGATTTGCCGGAGCGCGGCCACGGCTTTCTTGTCAAGGCGCGCAACTGTTATTCCGGAGTCCTTGGCTACGAGCCCGTCAGAAGCCCGTCAGCGCTCACAGCAGCGCTTCCGGCTGCGTGGGTAGGGTCAGGGGCGTTTCGCGATCCTACGGGCGTCGTGACGCTTCTGGCGGCGGCTTCTGGGCTTGGGCTCTACACGCTCACAGCCACTGCGGCGACAAATGTCTATTCTTCGGGGTCAACGGCAAACTGGTTCTTCATTCAGTTCGGCAGCCTTGCTATAGGGCTCAATGGTGGGCCTCCGGTTAAATATAACCTCGCGTCCGGCGCTGCGGCTCTATTGGGTGGTTCGCCTCCGTCTGCCTCGATGGGCGCGGTGGTCAAGGACTTCGTATTTCTTGCTGGTGCTTCCACTAATCAGAATCGGGTTTACTGGTCGTCGATCAACAATGCCGAGGCGTGGACCACCGGCCTAAACCAGTGTGACGTTCAGGATCTCCCCGACGAAGGGGCGATTACCGGACTGGCCGGTGGAGAGTTCGGGCTAGTCTTTCAAGACACAGCGATCTCGATCTTCGAATATATTGGGTCGCCCGCTATCTTCTCCCGGCGCAAGATCAGTTATTCCATCGGCGCACTGTGTCACGGATCGATTGCCCAGCACGGACACCGGACGTTCTTCTACTCGCGGCGTGGCTTCTATATGTGGAGCCCGAACGAGCCCGAACCAGTTGCCATCGGCCGCAACAAGATCGACAAGACTTTCCGCAATTCCTACTCGATCAGCGACATTCGTAACCTGATGCGCTGCACCATCGATCCCGAACGATCGTTGGTCATCTGGTCAATGCCTGACCGGCTTTGGGTGTATAATTTCGAAAACGATATGTGGTCCGACATTCTCTATCCGGGGATTGTCGGAATTACGTTCTCCCGGACAGCCTCTATCACGCTCGATCAGATCGCGGTCACCTATCCGTCGATTGAGAATGTCACCCCTTCGCTGGACGATCCATACTGGAACGCCGGAGATCCACTGCTGACCTTCGCCTACAATGACAACAAGCTTTATGCCTTCGGCGGAACAGGAAACCTCGACGCATCTTTGAGACTGCCAAATCTGGAAATCAACGAAGGCCGCGTTACCCACGTCCGTTCCTGCAAGGTCACGGGCAACATGACCTCGGGACAGATCTCGATCGACTGTCGGGCACGGCTTGGCGATGCACCGCTTAACGTCACGTCTCAGGACTTCCGTTCGAATGGCGATTTACCGATTCGCTGTTCGGGTAGGTATCTCCAACCGGAAGTCACCATTCCGGGAACCTCGGTCTGGTCGAACCTGCAAGGCATCGACTTCGCGGTGAGTAGCGGGGAAGCGATGTGACGGCTTTTCTTCCTCCCTACGCGCCCTCGGTCCCGGAGTGGATTCGGCAGGCTGCGAACGTGGTCAACCCGATCCTCAATCCCGATCGCATTCAAACCGACACGGCACAATACAACAAGGGCACCGGCTCGACGTGGCCTTATCAAGACTTGACTTACGACAAGATTGAGAACGGGTTACAGCTTTTGCCCATCGTCACCAATGCAGGTCCGGCAAACTTCTTCACTCCGTTCTGGCGCGGTGCCCACTTGGCAGCGGGCCATATCGGCGGCCTCCAGACGGGCCTGTTTGTTGGCGAGGTTCGCGGCGCTCCGGATGCGTCCAGTACCAACCTGAATTACACCGCCATTCAGAGCTACATGTCGGCCACGGCCAACCTTGGCGGCACCGGCCTCACTCTTGCAACCGCCAAGGGAGCATTGTTCGGCAGCGCTTTCCTCGCGGTTGCATATCCCGGCGCAACCAACCTGCTCAATCTAACTGGATGCGAGTATAATACACAGGCGCAGGAAACCGTCACCATCAAGACGGGAAACCAGATTGTCCAAATGCCCGATGACTCGCATTCCGGTGCCGTGGTTGATGCCGGACTGGCGTTTTCCAACCAGGGCGGAGCGGTCAACTGGAACCAGGTGATCTGCCTGTCGCATAGCCAGAACGGCCAGCATTCGGTGAAATCCACCGGGACACTGATCGGAACGCTCAACGGCCCGAGCTGCGCCACGGGAATCGACTTCAACGGCGTAATCTTCAGCGGGAACGCCTTTCAGTCCAACAACGCCTCGATTGACGGTTGGGGGAATATCTACGGGTCGCAGTTTATCGCAGGAGCCGCGACCGCGATTGTCGGTGCCGGGAAATTGGGCATCGGAACAACCACGTCCGCAACGGCAACGGCGGGAACGAACGGAGCGCCCCCGGCACAAGTCCTTGGTTATCTCGCGATGAACCTTGGCGGCACATACATCAAGGTTCCTTACTATGCCGTGTAGCGTCGAACTCCTTGCGGCAATCCACGAATATCTGATGGGCCGCCCTATGCGAGAAGTCGAGGGGCTAGTGATGGAGCTTCGCAAATGTGGGAACAACTCCTCGCCTGCTACCGATCCGGCCAAGTCCCGGAAGCCGCATGGGAAGAGCACAAGCGCGACATGAAGTTCAGGAAGTGGCTTGATCGTCGCCTATCTCCCAGAGCCTGACAAGCACCCGCTCTGGACCGACATTCAACGACTACTCGACCCCAAGCAGAAGTTCGACCCCGTAGACCCGACCGATGAACTGGTCTGGATCGCGTTCGACGGCACAACCCTGTTCGGGGCGGGAACGACCTTACTTTACGACGACCACGCCGAGATCCGGCTGTGTGGCGGGTTCAATCATCGCGAATGGGTGAACGAAGCGGAAGCGCTGGTGACGCGCTGGGCGCAAAAGTGTGGCGTTCCGAAGCTTACCATGCAGGGGCGCAAAGGGTGGTCGCGATACTTCGCGAATTGTGGGTGGCGCGTCTCATCGTCGGATGACGATAAATTCTTTTACGAGAAGGACCTAACGGGTGGGCAGCACGAAAACTAGCCAAACGAACAGCGCTTCTGGCAGTGCTCAATCTTGGGCTCAGC